CCAGATGCTTGTATTCTTACAATAGCCGCACAAACCTTTGATCCTTTCAGTATAGGTTACCATAAACAAGATTACTATGCAAGAGTTGATGTAGACAGTCAACCTGACAGAGAAGTTGATGATGCCACAGTAGAATGGTGGGCAACACAACCTAAAGAAGCACAGGATGAGGCATTTGGTGAAGAGGGAAGAATACCTCTAAAGCAAGCACTTGAAGAACTTAGCAAGTTGTGCTTTCACTGTAAACTAACTTGGGCCAATGGTACAACCTTTGATATGGTTATACTTGAGAATGCATTCAAACAACTCGGATTGCCTATACCGTGGCAATTTTGGAATGTCAGAGATGCACGTACGGTGTATAGTTTGTATCCAGACTTGCCAAAGCCACGTGCAAGTCATCATGCACTTGAGGATTGTAGAAGACAGATCGACTTACTACAACAAACAATTAAACATTTGAAAGTATCTGGACTTAAATGATAATAGGAATATGCGGATTAATTGGTTCTGGCAAAGGAACCGTTGCTGACATATTAGTAGAACAAGGGTTTACCAAAGTAAGTTTTGCTGACAAACTCAAAGACGGTGTTGCTACTATTTTTGGCTGGGACAGAGCATTGCTCGAAGGTGATACCGACGAAAGCAGAGAGTGGCGTGAACAAGCAGACGATTTTTGGACCGAAGAAACTGGCAGGACCATAACACCAAGAATAGTGCTACAAGAATTTGGCACCGAATGTATGCGTAACGGTTTTGATAATGGTGTTTGGGTAAGTCTTCTAAAGAAACATATGATCGACAATCCTGGCAACTATGTTGTTCCTGATGTACGTTTTCGCAATGAACAAGATATGATACGTAAACTAGGTGGTAAAGTTTGGCAAGTAAAAAGAGGTAAAGATCCAGAATGGTTCACAAGAGCTATATTTGACAATAACAATCCAGAAACAAGCAATCTAATGAACGGCTTTGATATACACGAGAGTGAATACAAATGGATAGATGTGAATACTAGATTTGATAGTATCTTACACAATGATAGTACCGTAGATGATTTAAAAAGCCTAGTCCTCGATCAAATCGCCAACACGCCAAGGTAGTTCTAGTTTAGTTATTTCAACACTGCAATTTAAACAAACATTTCTGAGATTTGTTAATTCACAGTTATTTAAATCACCATCCATATGAAATACTAAAATCTGTGCTCCGCTTTTTGCATAAAAGCCACATCTATCGCAGTTTAGTTTTTTCTTAAAACCACTTTTCATCCAACGAGCGGTTTTTGGAGGTATCTTTCTTTTTCGACGAATACAACTGTCGCATCTTGTGCGATAGTGTCTTTTATTTTCTTTGATATAGTTAATTGCCACTAACCTACGGTTACAAGCACTACAAATAGGTCTATTCATACGGGTATTTAGTAATATAAACCTTTGCAAAGGGCAGTGTTTACGGCAGTATTTGGAAGATTCTTATAAATATCAGTAAGAGATTTTAAACACAAAGGAAGTGAAACATGGCACTAACATCACCAGGCGTAGAAGTTACCATAATAGACGAAAGTAATTATCTACCAGCCGCAACAAATTCAGTTCCATTTATTTTGATAGCAACGGCTCAAAACAAAGTAAGTGGTGCAGGCGTAGGAGTAGCCGCAGGAACAACTGCAGCCAATGCAAATAAGCCTTATTTAATAACATCGCAAAGAGACCTATCAGCAACATTTGGAACTCCGTTCTTTTATAGTACTGCCGCAGGAACAAGCATTAACGGTTACGAACTTAACGAATACGGTTTGTTGGCAGCTTATTCTGCACTTGGTATTAGTAATAGAGCATATGTGCAAAGAGCAAACATTGATTTAAGTCAACTTACTGCTACTACAGTTAGACCAACTGGAGATCCAGCAGATGGTGCATATTGGTTTGATACAGGTGTTAGTGCATATGGTGCTTTTGAATGGTCATCAACTACAAATGTTTTTACAAACAAAGTGCCAACTGTAATAACAAACGTAGCTGACTTAGTAGGCGGTGTGTCAAGTGGCGTACCATTAGACTCAATTGGTAGCATTGGTGATTATGCAATAAACACAACAAACACAAACAATCCAATGTACTATAAGTCACCAGGAAATAGTGAAGCCAGTGTTACTGCAAACTCATGGGTACTTGTTGGAAGCAATAGTTGGAAAAATTCATGGCCAACAGTGATTGGTACTGCTACTAATCCAACAATAACTGCTGGCAATAGCATGGTAATAAATGATGTAACTGTTACTGCCTCAGGCACTACATTGACATCTATTGCAAGTGACATTAACAGTGCTTCAATTACAGGTATTACTGCTCTAGTTAGCTCTGATAACAAATTAGAAATTTATGCAGATAGTACTGCAGCAAACGATGGTTCCACTGATGATGGCAATGGTATTGCAATGATTGACGATGGAAACAATTCAACGTTGTTAACTGAAGTTGGAATTGCAACTAGTACTTCACGAGGTGATAAGCCTTATTATGCACCAGTTGTGCATTTTGGACCAAACTATAGCAATCCACAATGGCAGAGTTTTGATACAGAACCTCATCCAACAGGTTCAATTTGGTTTAAAACAAACAATGTGAATCTTGGTGCAAACTATGTTATCAAAGAGTATGCAGTAGCAACAGACTCATTCACAACAATTAACAACCCTCTTTATGCAAATGATCAGAGTGCATTAAAAGCATTAGATCCAGCAGGCGGTGGAACAAATATTGTAACAGGTGCTTTGTATTCACAGTATGATGTATCAGAAAATACTACATACACAACAAAGTTTTTTAGTCGTTACACTACAGGAGCAACTCTTGTAACTGGAACAACAACAACTCCAACATTTACCAATGCAGAAACATTTACAATCCAGGCAAGTACAACAAATAGCGATACTCTTTCTACTGCGGTTACTGCAACATTAGGTGGCACATCTGCAACTGATTTTGTCACTGCATTTACTGCCGCAAACGTAGCAAATACCACTGCAAGAGTATTGTCAACAGGTGCAATACAAATTGAACACACACTTGGTGGTGTAATTGTGCTTAAAGACACAAGTGGTACACCAGTTGCAGATGCAGGAATCAGCACATCAGTTACTACAGGTCAAGTTAGAGCAGGTAACGATAGTAATGTAATTTTGAGTAACTGGATTCCATTAGGATTTGGTTCAACTCCAGTATATACTGCAAGTTCAACTGCACCAAGCATTGATCCAGCAGATTGAACATATTGGTATTACAGTGATACTAACCCAGTAGATATAATGATACAGGATGGTGGAACTTGGAAAGGCTATCAAAATGTTACTAGCGATGCTAGAGGTTATGACCTAAGTACAACTTCACCAGCTGGTCCAATTATAAGTTCAACTGCTCCAACAAAGCAAAGTGACGATAGTCCATTGGTATATGGAGACTTATGGATTTCCACTGCTGATCTCGATAACTGGCCTTTGATTTATAGATGGCAGAGTGTTGATTCAGTTGATCAATGGGTGTTGATTGATAATTCAGATCAAACTGGACAAAATGGTGTACTTTTTGCAGATGCACGTTGGGCTGGAAACGGAACTACAGATCCTATAACAGATGATCTTCCAACAATTGAATCTCTACTAACCAGTAACTATGTAGATCTTGATAAACCAGATCCTACACTTTATCCAACTGGTATGTTGCTATACAACACAAGACGTAGTGGATTTAATGTAAAGAGCTTTCAAGTAGACTATTTTAATTCTTCAGACTTTCCATTTTCTACATATGGAGCATTACCAACAGTAAAAGACGCTTGGGTAACAGCAAGTGGTTTACAATCAAATGGTGCTATGTATGCAGGTAGAAAAGCAGTTAGAAATATTGTAGTACAGGCTCTTAAAGCATCAGTTGATGGTGCACAAGAACTACGTGAAGAGCAAAAAATCTTTAATCTATTATGTTGTCCTAACTACGAAGAATTAGCAAACAATCTAGTAGCACTGAACAATGAGCGTAACAACACTGGATTTATTCTAAGTGACACACCTATGCGTTTAGCAGACACAGGAACTGCTATCACTAATTGGGCAACAAATGCCAACGGTGATGGACTTACTACTGCTGATCCATATTTTGGTGTGTTTTATCCAAGTTGTCAAACAACAGACTTATCTGGACAAACAGTTGTTGCACCAGCAACACACATGATACTGAGAACTGTGATACGTTCAGATGATGTTGCATTTCCTTGGTTAGCACCAGCAGGAACACGACGTGGTACTGTTGACAATGCAAGTCAAATAGGATATGTAAATGCTCAAACAGGCGAATTTGTTCAAACTGCTGTTAGACAAGGTTTAAGAGATACACTATATGAGAATAGTATTAATCCAATCACGTTTATTCCAGGATCAGGTATTCTTAACTATGGAAACAAAACCACATTTACTGGTAGTTCACTTGATAGAATAAACGTTGCTAGATTAGTAGCATTTATCAGAGGTAGACTAGAAACAATTGGTAAGAACTTTGTTTTTGAGCCAAACGATACCACTACAAGAGATGAAATCAAAAATTCAATTGAGAGCTTGATGATTGATTTAGTAGCAAAACGTGGTATATATGACTATTTGGTAGTTTGTGATACTTCAAACAACACACCAGCTAGAATAGACGCCAACGAATTATATGTTGATGTTGCGATTGAGCCAGTTAAAGCAGTTGAATTTATCTTCATACCTGTAAGAATTAAGAACACAGGAGAGATTGCAGCTGGTAACGTAGCAAGTTCGGCTGCGGTAACGTAAGAACAAGAAAAAATACAAAATGGAGCTTCGGCTCCATTTTTTTGTGGTCAAAAATAGATAAATAAATTTATAATAAGGAGAATTATAAAATGGCCGTATCATCGCTAACAAGAATGACAGTTCCTTTGGCATCAGACCAATCAAGTCCAACTCAAGGACTGTTAATGCCAAAACTAAAATACCGCTACCGTGTGGTATTTGAGAACATGGGCGTATCTACACCTAGAACAGAACTTACCAAACAGGTAATGACTTTTACTAGACCAACAATCAACTTTGAAGAAATCGAAGTACCAATCTATAACAGCAGAATCTATCTTGCTGGACGTCAAACATGGGACGCTGTATCAGCAACATTTAGAGATGATGCTGGTGGAAATGTGAGTAGATTGGTTGGTGAGCAAATACAAAAGCAAATGGATACACTAGAACAAGCATCTGCTAGTTCAAGTATTGATTACAAGTTTGTTACACGTTGTGAAGTACTAGATGGTGGTAACGGAACAAGTACACCTAACGTTCTTGAAACATGGGAACTATACGGTTGCTTTTTAGTAAGTGCTAACTATGGTGACTTAGACTATGCATCAAACGATCCTGTAACGATAGAATGTTCAATACGTTATGACAACGCAGTACAGACACCACTTGGAACAGGAATTGGATCTACAGTAGGAAGAACACTGGGTGACGTTGTAACTGGCTAATTAAGTTAGAGGAGTAACTTATGGCTTTTGGTGACGATGTACTCAAAGGATTTTTTGGAAACGATTTTGTAAGAGATTATACTCACGCGAGTAAAACCTTTCGTAGTAATAACTCGGCGCTTTCTCCACGTCGAAAGTTTTTATTCCATGTAGTCTTCAACATCAATTCATTTTTAATTCCACAACTCCAGGCAGTGTTTCAAGCACAAGATGTTGCAAATCTTAGTTTACTGGTAAAAGAAGTTAAACTTCCAGCATACAAATTTTCTGTTGAAACTATGAATCAATACAACAGAAAGCGTAAAGTACAAACACAAATTGAATATGATCCAATTACATGCGTTATGCATGACGATACCAGCGATCTTGCAAGAGAACTGTGGTACAACTATTATGCATACTATTATAAAGATGCTAGTCAAAAATATCTAGATGCCGCAGTAACAAACGGTAGTCTTGGACAGAACGCCAGTGGAGTTGATCCAGGTGTAGCATATCCTTATGGGTTCAGAGACATCTATACACAAGACAGAGAAATCAATGACTGGGGATACATTGGTGAAAGCTATATGGATGGTCCTACTGATACTAGAGGCGGCAAGCCAGCATTTTTTAGAGATATCACAATATTTGGATTCAACGACCATCAGTTTGCGGCTTATGTTTTAGTGAATCCAATCATCAGTTCTTTTGAACATGATACCTACAACTACTCCGAAGGTGGCGGCATCATGCAAAATACGTTCACTTTTGAATATGAAACAGTCAAGTATTATCATGGTGCTATCAATGGTAGTTCACCAAATGATGCTATCCCAAGTTTTGGTAATAATGCAAACTACGATACAAGAAAATCACCACTGGCTCGTCCTGGTGCAACTGCTACAATATTTGGACAAGGTGGACTAATTGATGCCGGTGCAGGAATTATTACAGATTTAAGTGCTGGAAATCTTGCAGGTGTTGTTGGAGCAATACAAAAAGGTGGAACTGCTTATCAAACCTTCAAAGGTAGAGATCTAAATGAAATGTTCAAAACTGAATCAACAAATATTGCTAGAAATGTTATAAAAGAAGATTTACCAGGTGCAGCTAGAGGCAGTGGCTTTTTTCCTAAGCAGGCTAGATTCACTCCACTTAACGAACAAGCCGCAACACTTAAACCTGCTAATACTGGAACAGATCAGAATCCTACTAACCTAAACGGACCAATAACTGTTCCGAACCAAGTTGGTAAAAATCCAAATCATAGAGGCTAGTATGGCAACAGTAAACTATCCAAATCCAGGAACTGATCCAACTGTTAGAGCATTTGATGATTTTTATCAGCGTGAACTTGTAATTGATCAAAATCAATATGATACTGTGTACAGTTTTTTTGCAAGTATTTTTGCAAGTAAAGATCAAGCAGAAAATTTTACACTTAGTGTATTTCAAATCAGTGAAGATAATGGTGAGTCAGTTGAAAATATCTTAAGTCAACTCCGTAATCAAAATACAATACAAATTACTGCCACTCTTGCTTATTATCTAAATAACCAACGCAGTAACACCACATTACTTGGTATAACTTCAATTTCTACTCCAAATCAGTATACTGCACGCAATATCTTAATATAGGTGAACTATGGCTAACAAGTTCCAACAAGGACCTTACGTAGTTCTAAACCCTCAAAAATATGCAGGAAAAGGTGTACCCAAGTATAGAAGTGGATGGGAACTTGCATTTATGCGTTTTTGCGATAGTAACGATCACATTATATCATGGTCGAGTGAAAGTCTAGTAATTCCTTACGTAAATCCACTTACTGGTAAGAAAACAAGATATATTCCTGACTTTTTAATTCAATACAGAAACAAACATAATAAGGTTGTTACTGAACTAATTGAAATAAAACCAAAAAAACAAAGCGTGCTAGAAAGTAAAGCAAGCAATCGAGATCGTGCAATTGTGGCCATAAATTATGCAAAGTGGGCTGCCGCACAGAAATGGTGTCAGCGTAACGGTTTGATATTTAGAGTGATTACAGAGGATGACATTTTCCGTCAAGGCGGAAAACGAAAATAAGTAAAATGAAGACTTGCGAACTGTGTAACACTAGGTTTAGTTGCGATTCAGATCATAGCTGTTGGTGTATGATTGAACCATTGGTAACAATTAAAAAAGAATTACATGATTGCATATGTCCTGAATGTTTAAAGGAAGCACATGACCAAGAAACTAGAAATTGAATGATATATTTGTATATAAAAGAACATATTAATACTGGACTTAAATATCTTGGAAAAACTATTTCTAACGATCCATTGAAGTATCCCGGCTCAGGTGTTTATTGGACT